CCACTGGGTTTATGATGATCCAGAAGCAGGTCTTCACCAAACTGGCGGAACAGCATCCTGAGTGGAAGCATATGGATACCAACAGCCCGCAAACGCTCTACAGCTTCTTTGACTTCTTGGTTACCCCTGAAGGCATGATTGGCGAGGACTTCCTCTTCTGTGATCGTGCGCGTGAGGCTGGGTTTGAGGTGTGGGTTGACCCGACTATCAAGCTGGGTCACATGGGTGTGATTGAGCATAAGAGCGACTTTGGTGCTGACGTTCTGTACCCGTCCATGCTGTCAGAGCAAACCATGAGTGACGCGGCGTGAGCAACGTAACAGTATCCCCGATTACTTGGGTGGTAGAGCGCCTGATGTGTGACTGTGGCGGTGAGCTCCAGCACAAGTTCAGTGTCAAGTACAAGGACAAGCCGTTCACCCATGTTTGCGACAAGTGCAGCCTTGTAGAAGAAACGGAAGAGGTCTATCCAAAACCAGTTTGGGTGGAGGTTTGGCAAGGATGAGTGCAGCATGGACAAGAAAAGAAGGAAAGAATCCCAAGGGTGGTCTGAACGCGAAGGGGAGGGCTTCTTACAACGCAGCCAATCCCGGAAAGCCCGGCTTGAAGCCGCCAGCACCAAATCCCAAAAACAAAAAAGACGCTGGCAGGAAGAAGTCTTTTTGCGCGAGGATGACGGGGATGCCGGGGCCGATGAAGAAACCCAATGGCGAGCCCACACGTAAAGCGTTGTCGTTAAAAGCATGGAAGTGCTAGGAGATTGATATGGCTAATGCAAAAACAAAAATGGAAAACGCCCGTAAGCGAGCAGTGATGGCTGCGGATGAGATGAATAGCACGGTAGGTAAAGCGGCAAGCGCAGTTGCCCCGAGTATGTTCAACCCTAAAAAAGATTTTAGTGACGCTATTAAAGACTTTGAAAAAGTACCACAAAGAATACGGGACAAAGCGGCGTACGACGACGCTGGATACAAAAAAGGTGGCTCCGTAAAATCCTCCGCATCCCGCCGTGCTGACGGCATTGCTTCCCGTGGTAAAACTAAAGGAAAATTCGTATGAAAAAGATGAAGCGGTTTGAAGACGGCGGTGATGTTGATTACGACTTCGAGACCACTACGGATGAAGAAGGCAACGAAGCTACTGTTGCGCGTAGGGGTTACTCACCGCGAGCTGCAGATGCTGCGCCTAAAGCTACTCGCACCGCACAAGCCGTGAATAAACCAGCTGCTCGCTCGACAACTAAAAAAGCATCGGCTGATTACGTTTCAGCCGCCCGAAATAAATTTAAAGAGGCTCAGGGATACGACGAAGCCTCAAAAAATGAAAACCTTAGCGCTACGAACCGCCGGGCGATGTTGGGCAGACACGCACAGGCCATGAAAGATTACGATACTCTTGGCCGCGCAAGTAAATACGCTGAAGCCGGTGGCATGAAGAAGGGTGGTTCCGTAAAATCCTCCGCTTCCCGTCGTGCTGACGGCATCGCTGCCAAAGGCAAGACCAAGGGCCGGTTCGTGTAATGCCGTCCAAGTCAGCAAAGCAGCATCGTTTCATGCAAGCAGTAGCTCATAGCCCCTCATTTGCTAAGAAGGCTGGGGTATCTCAATCTGTTGGCAAAGACTTCTCTGCTGCTGACAAAGGTAAAACTTTTAAAAAAGGCGGTGATATCGTGGAATCTAAGAAAATGGTGAAGAAGGAAATGGCGTTCATGCAAAAGAAGGGCGCTCCGAAGTCGATGATCAAGCATGAGAAGGCTGAAGCGGGCATGAAAAAAGGCGGTATGCCAATGAAAGACGGGAAGCCCGCGTTCCTGAAGAAGATGATGGGTGGTGGTATGGCCTACGCCAAGGGCGGCGGCATTGAGTCCCGCGGCAAGACCAAGGGTACGATGGTCAAGATGGCTAAGGGCGGTCGGGCCTGCTGATGCGCCCCTCTCGCGGCATGGGGGCTATCGCCCCCAGCAAAATGCCCAGAACCCGTACCGTGAAGAAGCGGGACGGGGACGAGCCTGTTAAGCTCTACAAGAAGGGCGGCAAGGTGCGGCGCTTTAACGAGGGCGGCGAGTCCGACGACATGTTGCGGGATATAGAAGCGCGTCAAAAATCAAAGCGTGAGAGCTCTTCTGGCTTTCGTTTTGAAACCAAGGGCCGTGACGACCCTTCTGGCCTTCGTTTTGAGGGCGGCGGCGGCAAGGATAAGCACGCGGCAAGCGTGGGCGGGCGGCTAAGTTACGACATGTCGATGGGCAAAAACGCGACTCTATCCCCATACGTTGAGGGGTTCCTTGCCAAACCCAAAGACCGTGAACTGATGGGGCGATTTACTGGTGCCGGGGTTACGTATAACAAGCAATTTAAAGCCAAGGGCGGCGCAATTACTAAGTCTAAAGTTAATCAGGCTGGCAACTACACCAAGCCGGGGATGCGCGAGTCGCTGTTCAAGAGCATCAAGTCCCGGGCGGTGCAGGGCACAGGCGCTGGGCAATGGTCAGCCCGAAAGGCGCAGCTAATGGCGAAGCAATACAAAGCAAAAGGCGGGGGGTACAAAGATTGAAAGCTCCGCAACAATCACTGAAGGACTGGGGTGACCAGAAATGGAGAACCAAAAGTGGAAAACCATCTAGTAAAACAGGTGAAAGATACCTTCCAGAAGCTGCGATTAAAAATCTCAGTCCTGCTGAGTACGCTGCGACAACGCGTGCAAAACGCGCTGGTAAAGCAAAAGGACAGCAGTTTGTAGCCCAACCCAAGAGCGTAGCTAGAAAAACAGCGGGATATAGATAATGGCCTACAACACCACGGGTACTGTTGCGTTCAACCTAGACCTCAATAACCTTATAGAAGAGGCTTTTGAGCGTTGCGGTCAGGAACTTCGTTCCGGCTACGATGTGCGTACCGCCCGTAGGAGCTTGAACCTGCTGACCTTGGAGTGGGCGAACCGTGGGTTAAACATGTGGACTGTGGAGCAGGGGCAGATCACCTTGGCCCCCGGGCAAAGCACCTACGCCCTCCCTACAGACACCATCGACCTGCTGGATATGGTTATTCGCACTGGGACAGCTACCAACCAGACTGACATCAACATCAGCCGGATTAGTGAATCTACCTTTGCAACCATCCCCAACAAGAACGCTACGGGCAGGCCGATTCAGGTCTGGATCAACCGTCAGTCAGGGGCCACAGCCGTCACGACGATTACGCTAAATGAGACTCTGACTGCCACCGACACAACGATTACCCTGAGTACCACGGTAGGTCTGGCAAGTGCCGGATACATCAAGATCGACTCAGAAATCATCTACTACAGTGGCACGACCAGCACGACCATACAGAATTGTGTCCGTGGACAGGCGTATACCACCGCTGCGACCCATACAACGGCTACGGCTATCTACGTAGTCAACCTGCCAGCGATCAACGTCTGGCCCACTCCTGACAGCAGCCAGACCTATACCTTCGTGTATTGGAGGCTTCGCCGGATGCAAGATGCTGGTACTGGCGTAAACGGGGAGGACATCCCGTTCAGGTTCCTGCCTTGTATGGTGGCTGGGCTGGCGTTCTACCTGTCCATGAAGATACCCGGGGCGGAAGCGCGAGTTCAGATGCTCAAAGGGGAGTACGAGGAACAGTTTGCCATGGCAGCTAGTGAAGACCGGGAAAAAGCCCCTGCTCGGTTTGTCCCGCGTCAGATGTTCATAGGGTAGGGAATGCCCAATCAATTTGCCAGTGCTAGAAATTCCATAGCGGAGTGCGATCGTTGTGGATTTCGGTATAAATTGACTGTGCTGAAGCCGCTAACGATTAAGACGAAAATAACCAATATTCTCGTTTGCCCGACATGCTGGGAGCCAGACCAACCCCAGTTGCAGCTTGGAATGTACCCGGTCAATGATCCACAAGCTGTACGTAACCCACGCCCTGATACAAGCTATGTAACATCTGGGGTAGGGGACGATGGATACCCTAGCGGGGGTAGCAGGATCATCCAGTGGGGCTGGAATCCGGTGGGTGGTTCTAGGCAGTTTGATGCGGCGTTGACACCTAATAATTTGGCTTTAACGGTTAGTATTGGCACGGTTACAATAGCGGTTACCTAGGAGAACCACATGGACGCAAAGAAAGCAGTCACTAAGCACGAAAAGAACATGCACCCGGGCAAAAAGACGACCTTCAAGAAGGGTGGTGTTACGTCACTGGCAATGAAGGCTGTTGGCCGCAACGTGGCTCGTGCGAACAACCAAAGGGGCAAATAATGGACAAGATCAAGAGCGTCAAAGTCCCGCAGGTCGGGGTTAGCTCGGGGTCTGCTCTCAACGACCTGTGTATGTCGGTGGGCAATATCCGTTCCAAGGACTACCCGGCTCCGAAGACCTCTGGCATCAAGATTCGCGGCACCGGTGCAGCCACCAAGGGAACTACTGCTCGCGGGCCGATGGCTTGAGGTGATTGATGAACTACTCGACGCTTTTCACAACGATCAAGGGCTACCTTGAAAATGACTTCCCAAATACCGTCTTTACTGACAGTGCCGGGGCGTCAGCTACGCTCACCAGCGCCGAGCAGATCAATA